ATTAACAATAACGTACGAGTTGTTAGATGGAGAATACGTGATGTAACCAGCAGTCTGCCCAGCTACTGCATTCACAGTAAGGTCCTGCACGAACCTTTGGACAAACCCCTTCTCACCACCATACGGGGACAAAACCTCCGCCTGGCATGGGTTGTGGAGCAACCGCTGGTAAGCAGTCATCCCAATGGAGCGCGGCGCTCTTGGCGCCTTGCGCTTGACTTTGGGTTTCTGAGATTGCTTCTTCTTAGCCATCACTCAGCAATGTTCAGCTTGTAACAAAGGGGTAATTTATATAGGTCTGAGTGCACCTCGAATGTAGGTTGGGTGGGGAGGCGGCCTAGGACCATATTGGAAATGATCCCCTCCATGGAAAGCTGGTCGGCCCCGTTGATGCCAAAAGCCATCTCAAAACTCTCGCGAGTCATTGGATGGACAGGTAGCCACCGCGCGTGGTGACCGGCCTGTTGTTGGATTTTGGCTTGATAACTCAACGCACCAGCCCTGTGTAAATTAACCTTACCGGTTCTGCCGTTCCTAACAGCCCAGGAATACAACTCTTGGTAAATAGGTATGCCAGCCGCCAAAGACATACCGCAAGCACCCACCGCTCTTAAATACCTCAGATAATATTCATTATTACCAAGAGTCGCATTCCCAGCAAAATCCGTGTTGAAGGCCTTAGCTGGGTTGCGCACCAAGACGTAACCTCGCTCAGTCCACACAGGTCTGGCTTGGCAAAACTCCACCTCCTCTGGCTTGTAAGCAGGTGGTTCAACTTTCATTCGTAGACCCCATTTGAGATACCACTCCTGTAAGTTGTCCAATATCGGTAATGCTGTGGCAGGTAAAAACAATAGCAAATCATCGCCATCGTTGAAACAATCAATGTCCTTGATCCCATTCTCCTCAGCATACAACTTAGCAAGCATGCAAGAAATCATGCAATTACCAAGTGAAGTGTTTTGGTCGCCAGAACACCGCATGGCGCCAATTCGGGCCTTGACAGAACCATCAGGGCATTGCGCCCTGCCTTTGTTGTCCAACTGACAACGTAGTAGAGCTGGTAAAAGACGATCTCCAGGATAGCACCGCGCGTAAACACCATGCTCGGCAGTGAGCAATTCACGTCCAATTGTCTGGTCAAACCGACTTGCGTCAAGTCCAACACACACCCAGTTTGGGCGCAATTTGCTCACTATAGCTTCGCCTTTCTCCTCCATGGTCATGCCTTTCGCCACGACCACATCGGAACCCCATAGTTCCGCCAAGGACCTGTACACTTGCTTCTCAATGGGCAACAAGTACCTGCCAAGTAGGTAGTTAAAACCCGGACTTCTTGGTGAAATTATCCTCGGGACTTGGAGCTTTGTCCAAAAGGTGTTTTCTTGTTTCACAAAGAAGCCCAGTTGAGCCAGGTCGTTCAGACTAGGGCTATTAATGTCAATGTGCTTCTTTGCAGCTTCGTAAATTTTGCGCTTGAAACCGGTCCTCGAGGAGAGAAACTCATCCGAGGTGGCACGG